CCACCTTGGTCAGTTGATGAATAAAATACTTTACCACTATTCAGTTCTTCTACTTCGTTTGCCTGAACAGCAAGTGATGGGTCATTGGTATAGTCAGAACCAGCACCAACATATGCAAAGTTATGAGCAGTTAATAGGAGTTTTACACCAGAACCATCTGCCTGTACACCTTTAGTACCGTATACACAAGAAGATGAAAGTGAACGTAACTCAGCACCAAACTGAGAATAATCAGCAGTGATAACAGATGTAGCAGAATCACCACCGCTAGATCTAATATCAGATGTTCCACCAGAGCTGTCTGTAAAGGTTGTAGTAGCGTCGTCACCGTTTGAATGGAGTAATAGTACTGTATTCAAATCATCAGAGTATTCGCTTGTTGTAGGAGTAAATGCACCAGTAAATCTAGCAGAACCTTTACTGATCCTTACTTCATCAATCCAACCGTTAAATGCTTCTGCAGGAGTTGCTTGATAGTTTGCACCTATAATAACTGGTTTTGTAGTTCCGTAATCATTAGTATCTGCACCAGTACCTAATTCTGTTCCATCAAGGAATAATTTTGTTGTACCACCATTTCTTGCAACTGCAACATGATACCAAGTACCTGTAGCAAGAGTACCACCACTACGAACTGAAGCGTTACCTACACCAAAGTGAAGTGTAGTACCATTCAGATATAGTTTAGGGGCAGTATCTGTAGCATTAGTATCTCTTAAGTCAAATATATGCTGTATACCTGATACACTATTAGGTCTAATGAATGCTTCTAAACACCAGTTTGAAGTACCAAATCCATAGTCATCTGATGTTGGAACCTTTACATTATCTTCCGTTCCATCTAATAATATAGATGCTGTGCCAAATTTCTTTTGTGCTGTATCTAACTGAGTATCACCAAATCTACTAGTAGTCTTTGCTAGTTTGGTTGTAGTAATGAACTCTCCAGTTCCCTTACCATTAATATAAACATAAGTACCATCATTACTATCAAGTACACCACGAGCAACCGCTTTCTTATATGTTACGTTACCAGAAGCAATTGTTCCAGATGCTGAATCAGTAAGTGTAACAACGTTAGCATCTACTTTAGTAACTTGATAGAAGTTATCTGTAGCACCACCACTGATAAAATCTGCATAGATGTAATCATTGGTTAATAAACCATGTCCAGTTCTTGTTAATGTAACTGTGGTTCCAGAACGAGCATATGTACCAGACTGGAAACTATCCTCTAATTGATATGCTACTTCAGTAGCAGAGAATGTTCCACTAGTACCACCTAGTTTTAAACGAGTTTGTCCAGTACCATACTTACCTGTTGCACCCTGAATACCTTGGATACCAACAGAAGCAAAATAGTTAAATGAATTTAACCATTCACAACGAATACCATTGGTTAACATTAAACCAATATTATTTGGAGTGATAAATGTACACTCATTGAATAGTACTGCAGCGTGTTGTGAAGCAGCGTTTATATTAGCACCATCTAACTTAGCACCACGTCCTGCATCTCCTTGTGCAAATCCATATGGATCTGATGCAGAAGTGACACTACCTTTAGTGGCTACGGTTATTCTTTCAATATATGGACTTTTATCTGAATTGACTGTTGATACTAGAACGAATGCATATCCTTTATCGTTACCACTATCGTAGAAAAAATCTTTAATTGTTAAATCTGAGACATGACAATCCCCAGAAAGTATAAATGCGTTATTAGTATTTGTTACAGTAGTTGGCTTAACAGAAGTAGAACGAAGGTTAGTACCACGAACAGTAATTCCATCAGGAACTGTCATTGGGAAAACTTCCTGATATTCACCTGGAGCAATAACAATAGTGTCTCCAGAAGTTGCTACACTGAGAGCTTTAGTAATAGTTAAAAAAGGAGTATCTGGATGCTTACCAGCTGCTCCACCATTAGCAAGAGTAGTAGTATCCGAACCTGCTTTAGCGACAAACCAAGTATTCCCCTGTCCATCCGTGATGTCAGAGGCAAGCATTGTAGTAACAACCTCACCCGTGTTGGGTTTTTGGTTCGCTACCTCAATGATATTTGAGCCATTTCTAGCGTATAATTTACGATCGGCTATATTTAAAGCTACTTCCCCGTCTTCTAAGTTAGAAGTCGTCGGGACGCTCGCTGCGGTTGTCGATCTCTTGAGCTTGATTCTCGTTGCCATCTATAGCATTCTCAGATTGTTGGTCGTCGTTCATACTATTTAACTGACTTTGTAAATCGGATATTTGAGCTTCCAGCATTACATTTGTCAGTGTCAAGTCAGAAATTTTCTTTTGTAATGTAGCAATAACAATTTGTACGTTCATAATCTTTAATCAGATTCTAAAAAGTTCCACCATCAATGGTGTTTGTCCATACAGGAACACCAGCATTGGTTACGGTCAAAATTTGGTAAGAGTCATTAACATCAGGTGCTTGTCCAGGAGTTCCTGTATTAGCAGCTGCTGTTACTTGTACTGGACTTGTACCATTACCGAACATAATACCATTAGAGGTAAATGTACCAGCACCAGTACCACCGAACTGTACTTCAAGATCAGTGTCTAATTCAAGATCACCGATAACAACAGTACCACGGTTACCAATATATCCAAATACAGTATTGGTATCAGTTGCTTCTTCCATGAAGGTCCAAGCACCAGCACCATCTCCACCACCTGTGCGGTCATAACCAAAGAAACCAAACTTGTTGGTTCCAGATGTATTGTAGTGTACTTTAACACCACGATCCATCGCATCATCAGCACCCCTAACAACAGTTAGAGTAGTACCAGCAGTAAGGTCAGCAGTAATTGCTGCACTTAATGTAATTGTCTTAGTACCAGTGTTGATAGCAGATATAGTTGTGCCGCCAGGAATTCCTGTAGCAGCAGTAACTGAATCTCCAACTGTCAACTGAGCAACATCATCAACAACAATATCAACAGTTGCGTTACCAGCAAAGGTAGCAGTTGTATTAACATTAATTGGAGTGGTAGGATCACCAAGTTCAATGGTAGGATCATTAACACTCATTGAAGCACTATTAACAGTTGTAGTAGTACCATCAATTTGGAGATCACCTTTAATAATTACAAGACCTTCATTGTCATTTCCTGCAGGATATGGGTCAATGATTAATTCTTGTATACTATTAATAGTGGAAAGTACATTTCCATCTAACTTGAGGTTATCAATTTCGATAGAACCAGTCTGAGCTGTGTTACCAGCTATGGTTGTTTGTCCATTAAAGGTTACACCGTTTTGGAACGTTGTAGTTGCATTAACTGTTAGTGTATCAGTATTAGCAGTACCGATTATTGTGTTGTCATCTACCTTAAGGTCTTTGACCCATGCAGTTGCAGCAACACCAATACCACCAGCAAATGTAACACCTGCAGTTGCTACGTTAGAAGCATCTGTAGTATCAGCATAGTTTACTTGAACACCAGTTGAATAGTTCCAATCAGCACCTTCTATCTGAATCTTATCAGTAGTAGTCTCGTCATATCTGATAGAAGCATCCTTTGTATTACCAAAGTTTAGTTTCATATCATCAGCGATACGCAAGTCGGGGGTTCCTGCTACACGCTTAATATCTAAAACTGCGTCTGAATCATTAAATGATAGTTCTACATCACCTGTAGTACCAAATTCTAGTTCCTGACCATCTTCAATAACCAGTTTACCTGTGCCATTAGCACGGAAGATGAGGTCAGCATCTGTGGTTGATGTTGTAATAACATTAGCATTTAAGTTAATGTCATCAACATTCCAGTTATCAATCTTTGAGTTACTATCAACTATTACAGATGAACTAGCGGTTAGAGTTCCAGCGACATGATCGAGCATGTCAGTGAAGTATCTACCACCAACAACCTGAGCAGCACCGTTATTATCACCTGCAAACAAACGGTCACCCGCATTTGCCTGTGTACCGTTAGCACCTGTAGTTAATGCTAATTCACCATATGTAATGGTGCCTGGTGCGGTTGATCCAGTACTCCTTTTAATGAGTATATTTGATGCCATTAGAAGCTACCCCCGTTGATAGTTACGTCGTTCAATACATTTGTTGGTACAAATTTTGTGTCTGCAGCAGAATACACT